AACCAGAGACCGATGCCGAACGTTTAAAAGCATTCGTTAAGACCTTACCGCGTGGCACTGGTTTAAGGCATCGCGTTGCAGGCGATTACGGAAAAGATTGACATAAGACATAACGAGGCACTACAATAAGGCGTGGTTAACCCCACGCCTTTTTTAATTTTAACAACGGAGAATATAATGACACACTCAATAACAAACGGCGACGCAACCAAAGACGAAGTAAAAACCGATAAGCCTTACATCCCGTCACTGGATAGGATCGAGGATAAGCTCTCTTATTTTCTTGGTAAGCTTGTAGAGCATCACGTTAAGAAAGCCGTCGACGCAAAGCTTCAAGCCGTTGTACTGGTAACAGATCAACTCGAAGCCGAGCTTGACGAATTGAAAGCCAAAACCGACGACTTTATGGATCGGGACCAAGTGCGGGAACTAATTACTGAAATGAACGCCGTTGCGTTCGGCGAACAAGACGACGCCGTCGACTCCAGTGCTTATGCTAAAATAGAGGATTTAGAATCCACGGTAAAAGATCATGTTGAAAAGTATGCTTTAATTAATGCCGACGCTGGAAGAGATCTTATCCGCGATTTCATTAATAGTGGTGAAATTTCAATAGCACTCGACGACGCAACCTTTTCGATAGAGGCTTAATGCAATGGGCAACACTTTAAATTATACAACGAAAGTTATTGAATACGGGTCAAGATTTCTTGACGGTATGACGATGACTCCAGTGCTAGACGGAACAGTTGCGGATTTAAAAACCGTTCCCGTTCGATTCAGTTTAACGTTTCATGATCTCGATCAAGAGACATTGGACAGAATTCTAAACGCCGTTAACTCTGGACTGCCCGTCAAATAATAACCGTATTCTATACACCCAAATTAAACCCGCCGTAGCGGGTTTTTTTATTGCCTGTACCTTACCCGCCTAAAAACTTTTAACGCTAGTCAGACGACCTTTTTAACGACCGTATATTTACAGTTAATCAAGGTGGGCCTTGCCCCTCGATCTATTCTCAAACGTACGAGATCCGCGAGCGACGTCCTATAGTTAGTGATTCGTTATCGCAGGCAATTTCTACCGCCGGCGTTTACCTGCAACGCCGTCTTAGATCCAAACGCCGTCGATCCTGCAATTAGAAAGTCTAACAGCTGGCGTTTTTTTTTGCGCTGTGGCCTATGGATCGCGGCCTATGGATCGCTTAGGGTCCCTGACGCAATAGAGGCTAAAAACCGTTATAAATCAGTAAGTTACAGCGATCCGCTCGCCGACGCCCATGTGCTGCGGGTCGGGGGCTTGGGCCATGTTCGTGACAAACAATCATATAAAAATTGATATTATAAATTTTGTAGTATAAAATGGCATATAGTCGCATATATAAAGGTTCAGGGTCCCTGATGAGCAGTTCAAGATACGAGAATATGGATTCGGATAGGTTGAAACTCGAATTGAGATTAGCTTATTTGGAGAAGAACGAAGCCTGTAAAAATAATTTTTTATCATTTGTAAAAGCTATGTGGCCTGACTTTATTGCAGGGCGCCACCATGCGATAATATCGGAGAAGTTGGAGAGAGTCTCTAACGGACAATTGAAACGGCTAATCATTAATATGCCTCCGAGACATACGAAGAGTGAATTTGCATCGTTTTTATTTCCTGCGTGGATGATGGGCCGTAATCCGAAGATGAAGATCATTCAGGCGACGCACACGACGGAACTGGCGGTTAACTTTGGTCGAAAGACGAAGAATTTAATTGAGAGTGATGAGTTCAGCACGGTGTTTCCGGATGTTAAGTTAGCGTCGGACAGCAAGGCTTCTGGTCGGTGGGATACGAGCAAGGGTGGGATGTATTATGCGGTTGGTGTTGGATCGAACTTAGCGGGTCGTGGTGGAGATTTAGTTATTATAGATGACCCTCATTCGGAGCAGACGGCGATGTCGACGAATGGTTTTGAGGATGCTTGGGATTGGTATACTGGGGGCCCCCGACAGAGGCTTCAGCCGGGTGGTTCTATTGTTTTGGTCCAGACGCGTTGGTCGGAGAAGGATTTAACGGGTCAGTTATTGCGGGCGCAGGCAAAAGATCCATTAGCGGATCAGTGGGAGGTTGTGGAGTTACCGGCTATATTTGATGATGGGAAGCCGTGTTGGCCTGAATATTGGTCTTTGGCTGATTTGACGGCGGTGAAGGCGTCTATACCTCCCAGCAAGTGGAACGCGCAATATCAGCAGAATCCTACGGGTGAGGAGAATGCGATTATTAAGCGCGAGTGGTGGATGCGTTGGACTCAGAAAAAAATTCCAAATTTAGAATTTGTTATTCAAAGTTACGATACGGCGTTTAGCAAGAAGGAGACTGCGGATTACAGTGCGATTACGACGTGGGGTGTTTTTTATCCGAAGGAGGGGGAGACTCCGGCTTTAATACTTTTGGACAGTCAGAAGGGTCGTTGGGATTTTCCGGAGTTAAAGGAGAAGGCTTTGGATCAATATAAGTATTGGGACCCTGACACGGTTATTGTTGAGGCGAAGGCGAGTGGATTGCCTTTGACTCACGAACTACGGAACATGGGTATTCCTGTGGTAAATTTCACGCCTAGTCGTGGAAATGATAAAGTTACGCGTGTTCATTCTGTTTCACCTTTATTTGAGGCGGGCATGGTTTGGGCGCCTGAAGATCCTTTTGCGGAGGAGTTGATTGAGGAGGTTGCGGCTTTTCCGAATGGGGAGTATGATGATTTGGTTGATAGTATGACACAGGCTTTAATGCGGTATCGTCAGGGAAACTTTGTTGGATTACCCACGGACGATTGGGGTAATGAGGATGAAAGTTATAAGATGCCTGTATATTATGGGTGACAAACGATAGCTTTTCGAGTTATTATACACAAATATTTATTATGGAGGTTTGATAATGGCGTTATCTTTTGCAGAACAGTGGGCGGCTCAAGTGGCGGCAGGAATTGAAGCTACCAATCAAAGCAGGTTAGAAGAAGCGGCTGCGTCTGGGGAGGATACTTTTCAAGCGTTATCCACGGATGGAAGCGGCGATGTTTTGACATTGGATGTTCAAACGGGTGTTCCAACCACACCTGCCGAAGAGTTAGTAGCGGCGGGACCCTCTCAAGAAGACGTTTTCAAGCAGTTAGATGATATCACGACGGGCGTTGGAACAACAGATGTTACAAATGGTGGTTCGGACAATCCCACCTTTGGCTACGGGATGGCAAACGAAACGCAGATTACAAAAAATGGAAACAGCTACGGGATTACTCTTGCGGATGGAACAAAGGTCAGTGCCTCTAAAGATTTAGGGTTAGTGTACGGTCAGGATTATGGAAAGGGTGTTGATGCGACAACGTCTGTTGCGAATATAAATAACGCTTTACAGGAGCAAAAGATTGAGGACTTGGGTGGAACAGACAACGCGGCGGTTTCCGCATATTTAGCGCAGCAAGAGGAGGCTGCACGGTTGCAAAAGATTGCGGACGATAAATCGGATGATCAACAAGCGGCGTTTCAACAGGAAAACCTCGACCGTTTGGCGGCCACTGGTGGCAAACAGCAAGGCGATGGTTTTTTAACTGATCTGGCTGGTGCGGGCCAAAGTTTAATTGATTTAGGCGGAAACGTTTATGACGATATTTCGTCGGGATATAATTATTTAAAAGACACTATTACAGGAGATAAGGGGTACGAAGACGCAACTCTTTTTGCAGATGTTGGTTCTGGATACCCTCTTGGTGATGTCACCACCTATGGCGAGGGCATGGGCGAGGGTCAAGATCAAATGTACTATGACGGAACGACTCCAGTTGCCATTGGTGGCGGAGGTTATGGAGGCGGTAATGTTGGTAATGGCGGTGGCGGTAATGGCGGTAGCGGTAGCGGTAGCGGTAATGGTGGTAATGGCGGTGGCGGTAATGGCGGTGGCGGGGGTATACCCGCAGCGCCTGTTATAACACCTCCACCTGTTATACCCGTTGATGGGGGGACAAGTATTCCAGGAGTTGGGGTCCCTGTTGTTAATCCGATTACACCATCGGGACCGGGAGTTATACCGGGGTTAGACCCTATTACAGGGGCCAATCCTTACCTGGTTGAAAGCACAAAGGACTACGGAAAGGACCCGCGGTTCGAGAACCTTGCGCCAAATTTCCTTGTAAGCAAATCTGCGATGCCTATTTTAAATCGAAAGGACCCGTTTGTCCCTCTCCCTGTTGTAGAAGAAATAGAAGAAGAGACAAGCTTATTAGCGCAGGGCGGGATTGTAAGTTTGCAGGGTGGTGGAGAACCTATGGACCAAATTGCAAAAGATTTTTACATAAATTTAATTCCTAGAGCTTTAACGGAAAAAGATGGTGGAGGACTGGCGCGTAAGATTGCAGGTGTTCACGGAAAGTATGGGCTTGGAATAGACGAAGAAACGTTTCATGCCTTAAAGTATTACCGCGGACCGGGTGGTGGCATGAAGAATGGCGGTGTTGCGGGCCGTGGGTATACTCACGAAGGTATTGGTGGGTTAAGCGATACTGCTAGAAATATGTTTAGACCTATGGTAAGTTAGCCCAAAGGAGACTTTTATGGCAATAAAACCAACCCCACAAGCGGGATTAATGGACAGGAATGTTCCTGCTCAACTGGATGAAGAGGATCTTCGTGCAGAAATAGAACTTGAGCTTCCGATGTCGCAGGAGACTGAGATCATTGCGATAACGGACGAAGATTCTCCCAGCATTGAGATCACTGCGGAGGAGGACGGGAGTGTTGTTGTAGATTTTGATCCAGAATCGGATAAGAGCGAGGTTGAGTTTTATGATAATCTTGCTGAAACAATGTCGGATTCAGAGCTTGGAAGCATAGCGGGTGATTTATTAGGCGAGTTTTCGTCAAATAAGGCCAGCCGTCAGGATTGGGAAGATACGTATTCTAATGGGTTAGAGCTTCTTGGATTTAATTATCAAGAGAGAACGCAACCTTTTCGCGGCGCGTCGGGCGTGACCCACCCTCTTTTAGCCGAAGCGGCAACACAATTTCAGGCACAGGCGTTTAATGAAATGCTTCCTGCGGGCGGTCCGGTACGAACGGCGGTCATGGGATCAGAAACGCATGAAAAAACGAATCAGGCACAACGTGTCAAGCAGTTTATGAATTATTACATTACGAATGTAATGGAAGAATACACGCCAGAACTTGATCAAATGTTATTTTATCTACCTCTTGCGGGCAGTACGTTTAAGAAAGTTTATTTTGATGAGACCTTGGGAAGAGCGGTAAGCAAGTTTGTACCCGCAGAACACCTTGTGGTTCCC